GGATACGCAGGACCGATAAAAGCTATCAGACATAACAGTATTATTAGAATACCTGTAAAATAATAATTCATCCTGCATGTCTCCATAATACATAAAACCTATTTAATAATTAACGAAACTACTAGAATTGCAAAAATAACCACTTCAACTTTGTGGTCCATCCAGTAGTGCTCGGCTAATTGTCTTATTTTTTTAACCATATTTTCCTCCTGTTTATGTTCACAGTTATTGCATCCACAGCCATTATCTGACTGACAGATCTCATTACAGTGACAATCGTGATCACAAGTTATACAAATCATTTTTTATCCTCAATATCATAAAACATATTATCTGAATCCTCAGTGACCCAATCATCTCCTTCAACATCCCAATAAGTATTTTGTACTTTATAATCTGGCCAACTGTTGTCCGTCGTAAAACTATTGACGTGCCATATTATTCTATTGTTTGGTTGAGCAGCAAAATTGCCGTTTTTCAATGCAAGTATGTGTGCACACTTGTGTTCCTGCGGAATTTCAGAATGTTCCGTGTTCAGTATATTAGTCTCTGGGTGAGCCCAGTCAAGTGTAAAAAGGTATTGTCCGTGATAAAATTTTTTATCTTTTCCTAGGTATTTACCGTCTATACCAGCCAGCCAATCAAAGCAATGAACAGAAGGCCAAT